CTTGATGTGGTCGATCTCATCCTGTATGAGCTGGTCGGTTGCCGATAGCTGAGGCTTGTCGTCTCGCATGATTAGTATCACGGCTGTGACTATCAGCACAATCACTCCGCCTATAATTAGTTTCTTTTTCATGGCTTTCTTTTTATGTTTATAATATCCCTCTCGTACTGGTCCCTGATCATCGACGGGACGTAGGCCCTTGACACTTTGAGTATCTCGGATATCATCCTCTCTATCCTGTCCTCCCTGCCCACGTCTGTGATACGGACAAAGCTAACAAAGGTAGTGATGAAGTCGCCTCTTGCGTCAATGATGAGCGCCAGATTTTCGTTGTTGTCCGCAGGGTACACATGGACCAGCTGTCCCATCTCGGCATCAACAAAGTCAAGGGCGGATCGTGCTATAGATCCTGCCCTGTAAAACTTGCACGGTGTGGTGTTCATACCTCCGCGAGTATGCTGTCCTCGTCCACGATCAGCGTCTGGTCTTCGCTCTGCGTGAACATCTTCAGTCCTGTAGGCTTGATGAGCACTGTCATGCCTGACCTCACGTACTCGCACTCGCCTGTCTGTACAATCACCGCCTTGGTTACGCGCCTCTGCTCGATATCGATCAGCTCGCTGGCCTTCTCAAGCACTGGCTTGATCATGACCTTCCCCTTCATTAGTTTCATGTGCTTATTATTTTATGGTAATCTTGATACCTGATGTGGATGACTTGACTGGAGGGTACACCGTCACCACCTCGCCCGTCTCCTCGTCGATCATGGTGAAGCTATGCTTGGTAGCCTGTAGCTGAGCCTCTATCTCCTTCTTTCGCTTTGCTATGGCGTTGAACTCTTCGAGTACTCTGATGTACTCGGGGTGGTTGCATCCGCTGTAGTCGTAAGACACGCCTAGGTTCTCCGCCACCTGTATGTCGGCGCCCTTGTACGTGAAGTTCTTTGCCGAGTACTTCTCCGCCTCGGTCATCGCCGCCCTGTCGATAGGTTTCTTTACGGCCTCCATTAATTTCTCGAAGCCCTTGGCCGCTAGCTTAAAGTCTAGCGGGTTGAAGTCTCCGTCCTCTAGTGACTGCACGATGGCGTCCGATAATTTCTTGATACCATCCCTGCTCATGAGGTCTTGGTTGAATAGCTGTACTTGATTCATTATTTGCTTAGTTTAATTAAACGTTCCTTTGTAACTTTCTTCATGCGATACTTCTTATACACGTCGTCGATTGATCCGCCGTTGGACATAAAGCCCTCGACCTTAGCCATGGCCTCTGCGTTGTCCTCAATCCAAGGCTTGTCGGATTCTGGTGCTGGCGCTGCGTTAGACGGGGCACGTTCCTGATCCTCGTAATCCCTAACGATAGCATCCACATCATCACCGTCCGTGCTCACTAGGAATGACTTGAGTATGAAGTACCTGATGCCGTAGGTCACGGCGCTTCCGAACCCCTTGTCCCAGTCGTTCATCCCGTTGGCACCCCACATGCACTCCTCGCGCTCCCCTGTCTCGGTGTCTATCCAAGTCATCTTCATCGAGATGTTAGTTAGAACCTCGTTCTTTGTAGCGCCCTTGCTTGTGGTGTATTGCTGGACTGAATTGTTTATCGCCAGCACCTCGCTCTTCAGGATCACCTTGTACTCGTCCATCAACGGGCGGATGATTCCGATAATCTTGTCCCCGCTCACGTACTTAAATCCGTTAGGGTTGAAGCGACTCTGCGTGTCGTTGTCCTTTGCCACGGCCCTCACCTTTGACTGGATGGCCTGTAGTTTCTGTAGTAAATTCATGCTATGATATTTGTTTGTTTATTATACCTGTCCTTATGCCAAGCCTTCTCGACCTCACGGCCATGGCGCTCTGCTCTTTCCATATGAGGTTGACCCACCTTATGTCCTCCACCGTGGGCCTCAGTCTGAACATCTTCATCAGCCTGCGCTTACGCTTCATGTGGTTAGGCTCGATGGTGACGAACAGGTGGTCAAAGTATACCGCCATCCTAAGTGGTGTCCTGTACGTCGGGTTGTCTAGCCTGTCTAGGACTTGCTTTATAGTCCTAACCAGCCTCTGCTCGACCTTGGCGTCACCCATCCGTACCGTGAGTGTCACCCTCTGCTCCTCTCTCAGCATGGCTAGTTTAGATGGGCCCCTCGACCTCTTCTCTTTTGGTAGGCGGTAACGTCCCGCGTTAGCCCGCCTCTTTCTTGACCTTCTTGTCATACTCTCTTATCTGTTTTATGATTAATTCCCAGACCCTCAAGTCCTCGTCGTCGTAGTCGTTATTGTTCTTGAAGACCCTCATCAGCAGCGCCCTCTCACGTGAGGGGTAGAATACTTTTGCCGCCCTCTTGTACGGGATCGGGTTGTCTATGAAGAACTTGATTATCGACAGCGCCCTTGACTCTCTACTCCTCATCGCTGTTTATCTCGTTGAGTGCCCTCTGCATCTGAGTAAACATGGTCATGATGCGCTGGTTCATGGCAGGCGTGTGCTTGTCCTCATCCCTCAGCGCATCTTCCAATGTCTGGCGCTTTATACCGCCGAACCTAGCCACCTCCGACAGGTTGATGCAGTCCCTGAACTGTACTATGAACGAGAGAAAGTTTGGTGTATGACTGTCAGCCATATCCTTCCAGTACTCCTCGCCCTCGGGCGTGTTCTTCCACACGAATGAGATTGCCAAGGCGTCGTACATGCTGTTGCAGTCGTCCTGTAATGACCTCGGGCTGGCGTTCTTTATCGCCTGCTGTCTTACCTCTGCGGGCAGCAGGTCTATCCACCCGAGACATGTTGTTGGTATCTTGTACATCTGTTTTGTTTTGTTTTTAATTTTATTAACTGCTTGAAATTTATATACTTAAATGGTTTAGTGTGCGCCAACTAACGCGTGCTGAAAGTTACATTTTTTATGCGAACTAGGGGTCGAAAGTCTTATAAATAATTTCAATCGGAACATAGATTCTTATATATGTTATCAATCACGCGCTAGTTTATGCGCCTAGATAAGCTACCACACTTTGCGCGCGGTTGCCCTGTTCATGTGTGGTCTCACGATGCTGAGCATGATGAGCCCCGCTATTAGGTAGAAGACTCCCCTCCCACCCCTGCTATAGTACCAGCACAGCACACTGACTGAGACGGCTATAGATATTGTCCATGTCAACCAGCGCATATCGATGTCCATGCTAGGTACCCCGTCAACCACGCGAGCGCGATTGATAGGAGTATGAGTGATAGCCTCGTGATTGGTTTCTTTCTTGACCATTGACTAGCCAACAGAATTAGGCTGCCCCAATAGGACAGGAACGTGATGAGTATTAGGTTGTCTATTTCCATATCCTGCCTCCGTTTACCGTCCAATGTTTGCCCCAGTCGTAGTTGTGCCTGTAGTGCGTGCCCGAGATGGTGGTGTACCTGTCGTCGCTTTTCACCGTGACGTCTCCCTCGAACACGGTGATGGAGTTTTCCTTGCGGAACGTCCCCTGCTTTGAGATTACCTGTTGCATGCTGTGTTAGTTTAGTGCGGGGGTGAGTAGCCCCTTGTATTGGTTATATATCATGAGCGTGAACCCGTCCTCGCCCATCTCCATGGCCGCCTCTAACTCGTCGACCATGAAGTCGACAAACATCCCGCTCAGTTTGTTTTTGTAGAAATTTCTCCACTCGATGAAGTCGTTGTCATCTAGACCGACCTCGCCGTTGCCAATCTTCATGGCCATGGGCTGATACCCTTTTAGTTTCATGTTCATTGCTTTATGGTTGGTATACTTTAAACGTTAGTGGTAGCACGCGCGACATCTTAAGTAGTTCAATCTCGCTCAGTGTCTCTATGCTGTGCAGTTGGTACCTGCTGCCCTCGTTGGATACGGCGCCGTCTTCTATGGTGGCCCCGTCGCACTCGTACTTGGCAATCTCTTCGAGCCTCGCTTCGCCCTCTTCCTTGGTCATCATCCAGTCCGAGAGGTGCACCCCCTTCCTTAGCTTCAATGACTGTGTCTGATTAGTGGTCTCCTCGATTATGACGTGGGTCATCGCGCTCTCGAATATCATGCGCTGTTTCTGGTATGTGAAGTATCTCTTCATCTTTTTATTTGGTTTAAATTATTTACAGTTTTCATAGCACATGCACATCCCAACGTCGCCCTCGCCGTACTCTTCCAAGCACCGCTTGGTCTTGCTGTACTTGTGCGCCTCATTCATTGTCACCGCCATGGCGATACAGTAAGCGGTGAATGTCGCCGCTAAAATAGTGCATGTCTTTACTTTCATGTTGTGTTTGTGTTTTATTATGACTTTCTACCACCAAAACCCCGCCTCCCGAAGGATGGCGAGGTGATAGTGTAACCAAACTAATATCAAATCCGTGGCAGGTGGTCGTTGTATTCCGCGCCAAGGCTCTCGCACAATGCCTGCGTGTGCCTAGCGCAGCCCTCGAAGTATTCTGCCAGCGTGAGCGGTCCGTAGTCCGCGCAATTCTCTAGCACCTTGTAGCTGTAGTCGCTGTCGGGCTTCTTGCCCATGCGTATCTCGACCTCGTCGCTCCAAGCCTCGAACTCTGCAATGAGTGACGGCTTCATCCAGTAGCCCGCCTCGCTTAGCTCCACAAAAATCTTGTAGGTCATCGAGTGGTGGTGTAGCAGGCGCTGCCTGTCTTGATGACTGAACACGTTGGCAATCCTGCCGCTGTTGTAAAACTTTTTTCCGCTCATGGTATTATCTTTTTTCGTAAACAGTTTCTCCGTTGCTGAATGTGCCGACGCTGCGTATCGGGTCGCCGTAGCTATGGAATAGCTTGACTAGGTCGGGACCGTTCTTGTCAATCCAGCGTGCCGCGCTCGGGTCATCCTCCATCTCGGTTCGTATGCCGAAAGATATCACGTCGCCGTACTCCGCGATTCCAACCTCGGCTCCGTTGCCTTCGAGCAAGATCAGAACCTCCCTGTCCTCCCATCTGCTAGACTTGTTCATCCCAAGTTCCATCCCGAGTTCTTGCAGGTCCTCGATAAGATAGTCCCACTCGAAGTCTTTGCTTCCTCCGATGTATGCGGTCATTTGCGCCCCGCTTAGCGTCATTACTGAACGTCCCATATTGTGTTTGTTTTTTAAATTGTTTCTACCGCCAAATCCCCGCACGCTTTACGCGGCGGGGCTTGGTATTATATGGAGAAGGCAAAGTCTATGACTAGCTTCTTGGCGCACTCGCTGCCGACAGCAAACATGCCTTGGCTATCCTCGATGTCGTCGCCGCCATAGCTGACGATGTTTCCGTTGGTGAGGTAGTGCACATACCTAGGATTCTTGCCTACCTTCTTGCCGCACAGGCAGCATTGGTCGGTGTTGAAGTTACCCCAGTTGCTGCGCGCGTGCTCGGTCTGTAATTCTTCGATGGGAATCTCGATGATACGTTGTATGCTCATGGTTACTTTGCTTTTAGTTGCTCGATGATTTGCTTGTACTGCTGCGCTCTCAGCACTCCCTTTCTGATGGCGTGCTTGCTGCTGTGGGACACGTGGTTTAGCTGACTCCCTAGCAGGGCTCCCGTGATGGTGCCGAACTCGACCATGCACTGTCTCACAAACATCTGCACGCTCTTGCCTGCGTTGACCGCGTCCCATACCTCGCCGCTGTTGGCGAACTTATAATCCATGGGGTAGTCCCATACTCCGCTCTTCACGGCGTCGGTTTGTGCTTTCACTAGCTTAGCTACCTCGAAGCGGTTAACTTTGAATGGTGCAGACTCTGAAGCCTTGGTGAATGAATTGCGCTGTCCAATAGCGCGCGTTGTTTTGCTCATGTTGTTTTATGATTTGTAAAAATTGTTGTTGTAGAAGTAGCCTTGGTCGGGGCAGTTATCGCTGTCCGCTAGGTCTTCGTATTTGCTGTCCGCTAACTCAGCGAAACGTGGCAGCACTAGCTTGCCTTCCAGCGCCTTGTCGTGCGCCATCATGATACCCTTGATTCTGCTCTCGCAGTTGTCGTCCCCAAGGTAAAGGTCCTTGTTGAGTTCGTAAACAAGTTCGTAGAAGTCCTTGCCTCCGAAGACGCCGTAGCCCTCGTAGCTGTCTTCCACGTAACGACTACTTGGTGTTAGCATGTGCACCTTGAATGTACCCCTTTTCGAGTACGTGTTGCTGATGGACTCGTGCGTGTCCGATGTTTTCCAACTGAAAAATCCCATGGCTTTTTTTTATTTATTGGTTAAGACCTAGGGCTTGCGCTCTAGGTTTCGTCCATCTAGGACTCATCAGTTAACCTATCGGTGCCAAGCGCAGCCGTCCTGCCCGTGAGTGACCCCCTTGGTGTAGTGTGAGTGGGTAAGTTTCTTGGTGCTGCATGACGCGAGCGCAATGATGATGATTGCTAGTGCGATAACTTTTTTCATTGTGATTTGATTTGATTTGTTTTCTACCACGAAAGCCCCGCTCACAATACGTGGCGGGGCTGTGATTTCATTAGTAATGCTCAAGGCAGTAGGCGTCAAGAACTAAATCGCATGGGTACCAATTAGAGCGCTCATAACCCTCTTGCCCCATACCTTCAAAGGAGTTATATATCAACTCTTTATTTTTCAGTTGAGTGATAAGCCCCTTTTCAGAACTGCTAGTTTCACGTACAAAGCATACGTTGTCGTCGAAGCTATACCATGAGATGATTTCTTCTAACATTGCAAACTCTTTTGCAGTTAGCTCTGCTTGCAGAGATTCTTTAGTTACTTGATTCTTCATAATTGTATTATTTAAATTGGTTAATACGTGAGGCGCACAACCTCACGTTTCGGCTAATGAAGCCTCGTCAGTTAACCTTGCAGGACCTCGAGCCACTTGCCCTCGACCTCAATGTAGTAGGTGTCCTCATCGTCCGCGTCCCACTCGGTGTAGTAGTAGGTCTCGACGTTATAAGCCTCGTTCAAGATGAACTCGTCGCTGAGTTCGTTGTTCTCATCAACGTTGCACTCGTTGCGTAGGTAAGCGATAAGGTCGCTCTCGTTTTCGAAGTAAGCCTCGCCGTCGTTGACGCAGTAGCCCTCGTTCATTCCACGACCTGTCGCCGTGTCTAGTCTTGCAAATTTGTCCATGTTACTTAGTCTTTTGAAAGTTTAATAGAATTGAACTGAACACTGACACTACGGATATCCCGAACAGGAACAGGTCAGCGATTACTGCGCTTGTCACCATGCATGCTAGTGACGCGATGAGAGTGAATGTTTTCATTTTTTATATGGATTTTTTTTTTGGTTAAGACGCCTCACGGCGTTTCGTCCACTTAGGACTCATCAGTTAACCTTGAACCTACCAACGCTCGAAGTACTGAAGGTCGAAGTCGTAACGTTCGCCTTCAAAACCTGTCCGGTAGGTCAGCCCGCCGTCTTTCCATTCCGGAACGTAGAAGGCGATACACTCTTGAGTCATGATGACTGCGAGCGCCTCGAGCAGGTCTTGGAACGACATACCGTGGAACGTTTTGGCGCCCTCGACATCCCATTCAAACTTCATGATGACGTTAGGCTCCGCATTCTCTTCGTAGGTGCCCTGCGAGGTGCGGAACACAAGTTCTGTTGCGCCGTTCTTTGTTAGCACGTTAGCTGCTAGCATTGCTGCGCTTGACGCGTCAAAAGGATTGTTTCCCAATCCGATGTTAAGTTCTACTTTCATGGTGAAAAAATTAATTGTTTTATACTGCGAAAGCCCCGCTCACTTTCGTGGCGGGGCTGTAGTTTTTACTTGTAGACCTTGCGGCCGTTGGTACGCAACTGAGCGAAGGTCTTGTCGTCCTGCCCGTCGACGCCTGCGACGCACCACGTAGGTGATACACGGGGGTTGAAGCGCACGTCGACCTCTGACGTGTAGTTAGCCTTAGCCACGACCTCGTAGCGCTCGAACTCTATCCACGCGCAGCGAGCCTTGTCGCCGCCCTTGAATATACGGAGGGACGCGCCCTTCTGATTTTTGAGTTTGCAGTTGTGCAGGATAATGTCGAAGTCGTTAGGCTCGATATACGTCGCCTCATTGTTAGCGTCACGTATCTGAAACTTCTGAAAGTTAGCGCCGCGCGCTAGGTGAAATGCAATCTTGTACATGGTAATTGAAATTTGGTTAGTAGCTAGCGGTGGGCTCGAACCACCTAACGCCGTCGCGCGCTGCCCTGTGCAGCTAGCCTATCGCTTGTCTCGTCTCCCCTGCTATTTGCAGGGCTCGGGGCAGTTTAGCCTGTATCAGTGATACTATGACGGCTGTGGTATGTTTCCCACATTTTCAGGCTGCCTCCTGATTTCGCTTCGTTGCCTAAGCGCCTACCACTTTAGTTTTCCGAGAAGTGGTGTAAAGTTCGTTTTCTTGCTTCAGTGTTTGTGACATGCCTCGCGGACTCACATAAACTAGGGGCGCATTCTGTATCTCCCTTGTCGTTGTTTGACGGTGCAAATATGCTATCAACTATTTTCAATTTCCAAATTTATTTTATCAAATTACACGAAAAACTTCTGAAAGCCCTAATTTATGCGGGTACTTTTTTTATTTTCCGAGTGTTTACGCAGGGTGCAGAGGGGCAAAACACACCAAACACCAACAAACACTGCACGTTCAGAGCGGTGAAAATGAGCGAAGATGACGGTGCCCGTGAAAAATATACGGAGCAATCAAGACCAAAAGAGGGGCGCTCGACGGTGCCCACATACACGCGCACACACACCATGCACACGCGCGTTTCGGCGCATGAGAGGGGCAGGATAAGGGGCGGTGGGGGTGAGTCCACAGCGCACCAAGTTGCCCACGTTCCCCGCTTTTCCCCGTCGGATACCACGCACGCGCACGGTTTCCACACCACGCCCACGCGCGAAATGGTAGACGGGCACACGCTCGCGGTGGACTATACGCGCGCGCCCACGCGCTGGTTTATACGCGCGCACGCACGCGCACATACACACGCGGTTATACCCCCTCCCTCGCGGAAAAGGCGATTCCGAGCCGCCGACGCGCGCGCACGCATGATACCTCACCCACCCCGACATACGGTTATCGACACCCCGACATACGCCTCTCACCATCCCAGCACACGCGTGTTTCATTCCCCAGATAACGCGCGTTAATGATCGCACCCCCTCGTCATCGGAAAAGCGCTGTCAAAATTTGACAAAGTTAAAAAACGCTAAAAGGCTTGTGTATGTAGGGCTCCGTGCGTATTTTCGCACCCACTCGTTTCGTCCTTATAGAATATCCTTATAGGCCGGATCGAGTTGACCCCGAAAACCCTTGTAACACAAACAATATCAGTACGTTATGGCCACTTCCAAAAAATCAAATTTTGACAGACGTAGTTACCGCCCCGACGTGGACGACTCCCGCATAGGTGTGAACCCGCTGTCTAGGGGTGTGGAGATCCCGGTGAGCTCTATCGTCGTGGAGGGCCGCTACGAGCAGGACCGTGACGGTCTGTGGCTGCCGTCGTCTGCGGACTTGGAGCGCGACGAGAAGGTGTCCTTGTATGTTGGTGGTGGCAGGAGGCTGCTGTGGATGAACCTCGGTAACCCGGCGCTGAGGCTGTTTGTGTGGATGACTTTCGAGCTGGACCTTAATAAGGGGTACGTGTGGGTGAACGTGCCGAGGTATCTGTCGGAGTCCGGGGTTAGTGTTAACACTTATAAGGCCGGTGTGGAGGAGCTGGAGCGGTATGGCTTTATACTTGGGGTTGTCGGTTATAAGGATGTGTACTGGGTCAACCCCTCTTACTGTTACAGGGGGTCGAGGGTTCGTGGTTACCCGGGTAGTGTTGTGCGCCGTTAACAATTTTTGGTTTTGTGGTTGCGATCTTGTTTGTATGTTTGCGTCATGAACAATCACACGGTGCAATGTGCAGATAATGCACGGTGGTCCACCGGAAATAAAAATGAACACTATGAAAGTAAGATTACAGTACAAGGTGGAGGTGATGGTCTATCAGGAGATTGACCTCGACGAGTCCGAGATCAGGGAGTTGAACAGCTATAGCAGGATATCGCCATCCGACCCGCTATACTCCCGGCTAACTAGTAACGTCAACGCTGGCATGATAGAGTGGTGGGGTGACATAGAGAACGTCTCAGTATTTAAGGTGTAGGGCTATGGTGACACCGAGACACTTACCCAAGAAGAACACCCGCTGCCGGGATCTTAGGGATAATAGACTCTCGCCCAAGGACGCGTTCGTTCGCGTGCTGGAGCTTGACGAGAACACTGTCCACAGGCAGGTAGAGTCCGAGGAGAATAGATGGGATTAACAAAAACAAATAACACAATGAAAAAACAAACAGCAGTTCAACTTTTAAAAGAAAGCATAGACCGTGAACTGAAATTAGGCACTAAAATGGTAGTGAATTGGGATATGTACTTAGCAATGGAGAAGGAGCAGATGAAAGAAGCTGCGCTTCACGATGCGACAAGGATAACATCTATAAGAAAAATATTTGAGAAGCAGTTTGAAAAGTATTACAACAAAACATACGGAGGTGACAAATGAACAAAGAATTTATTCCATACGAACAAACATTAGAACTTAAACAGCTTGGGTTTGATGAACCTTGTTTAAGTTATTATGATAAAGAAGAAAAGTTATGTAGGAGTGTATTAGAATATCCCATAATTAATTCAAAAAATGGATTTCATCAGATATACAACATAATAACAGCACCACTATACCAACAAGCGTTTAGATGGTTTAGAGATAAAAAGTTATCAGACGCAAGTATTAACAGGCATGGAGAGGCGGATGGTGGATATTCGTATAGGTGGGAAATAGTATATGAATATGGAACACTTGAAGAACGTCATTTCAAAATGGGTTATAACACATACGAAGAAGCAGAACTTGCTTGTCTAAAAAAGTTAATTGAAATAGTAAAAGGAGGTGACAAATGACACCAAAACAAAAAGCAAAGCAGCTTATAGATAAGTTTGAATCACATTCTTTCATGGATATAGACATGAGAATAAGCTCTTATGAGTCAGCCAAACAGTGTGCTTTGATAGCAGTAGATGAGATCTTAAATGTATTACCACAAAGCGAATACCTTGAAGATAGGGATGAGTATTGTGAAAATAGAGAAAGATTGTATTGGCAAGAAGTAAAACAAGAAATACAAAAGCTATGAAAGGAACATTAACAAAAACGCCCCAAGGTTGGGTGGTAGAATACTTGGTAGATGAAAAGACACCAGTAGGACATAAGTTTTGGAGAGAAACACTTTCACTACATCCCGACTTTATTGAAATGATGGATACTTGTTTTACATCCAAGTTTACACAAGAAGTAGAGTTTGAAATAGTCAATGAAATTTATGACGAAAGTAAAGGATGGGTTTATGCCAAACTAATCCATCATCCTGTTGACACCAACGAAATGATAGACCATGTTGGTGAAGTCAACGAAATGGTGAACCATGTTCCTGATGTCGGGAAGATGGTATCTGATACATATACAGAAAAAAATCCATTTGATTTTGTTTGTCAAGACCCAAATTGCCCTCACTGTATTGAAGAAATAAATCAGATGCGAGATGATGATGATTTAGAAGATGATGTTGAAAGGTTTATAAAACAACAACTTGGTCTGCCCCAATACATAGAAATTAGTTCATTGGGACCTATTATGGAAAGTCAATATACTCTTGCATTAAATTGTTACAACAAAGCCAAAGAAACTCTATATACAAAAGAAGATGTTTTAAAAGCAGGTGAAATTGGAGAGATAAACCATTATGATTACAAACATATTGTTTCCCTATTAGATGAAGCCAAAGCAATTAACCAATCACTTAAACAGCCTAAACAATGAACAAGATAGAATTTGCAATTAGAGACTGTGAAGAACATATCAAGAATCTGCAAAACGAAAAGATGATTCTAAATGCGGAACTTGATGCCTTTAAAAAACAACTTGGTAATCTTGAAAGGATTAGAGACAATAAGAGTATTCCACATGATGACCAGCACAAGCCAAAGACCCTTACTTCAGTTGACCAAATTTATTGTAATGAAGGAGGTGACAAATGAAAGCAAAAAAAAAGGCGTTGCATTTAATTGAACTTTTTTGGACAGAAGCAAAAGATTATACCTTGAAAGAACCATCAATGAGTAAGGAGCAAGCTATTCAATGTGCATTGATAGCAGTTGATGAGATTATAAAAGCTAATCCTTATAAGTGGATTCCTTTTATGGATCAATATACTGAAACTGTACTGACAAGTGATATTTCATATTGGCAAGAAGTTAAACTAGAAATAGAAAATATTGGAGGTGACAAATGAAAAAACAAACAGTTGTACAAAAGATTTTTGAGCAAATGAATCTTCTATCTAACTCTGACTTTCAGTCTTGGATGCTGAATAATACAGGTGAGTTACTATTAATGGAGCGTGAGCAGATTGTTGAGGCATATCTACAAGGTGTGCAGACAATACACCACGAAGACTATTTGCCAATTATTCCCCCAACAAAAGAAGACGAGCAATGATACATAAAATAATTAACACCGGGGAGTATCTACTTGTTATAGACTCTAAGGCTATTGTAGATGAAGGAGAGATCTGTTTGTTCAGAGCAGAGACAGACTATATTGTTAAAGCTACCAATCCTATAGAAGAAGATCTTGTTATACAAGATATCTATTGGAAGATAATTGCCCATCTCCCACTAAAAGACTCTGAGGTTCTTCACGGGATACCGTTGCTCCCCCCATTAGAGGATGGTGTATGGACAATGCCTGTCGGTATTTACGTCTATACTGTAGGCTATGGCATGCTCATACCAGCCACCGGAGAAGACATCCCTGTCAGCGACGACTGGACAGGCAGCTATGTCTACGAAGGCAATCTTGACGACGAGTGTTTTTGGAATGGGACAAAGAGAGAAGGCGAGAGCTGCACGCGCAACAACGGCTGCACCTTCCCAAAATGTATGGGAGGTCACCATGCCTAAGGTTACCTTGGAGTTTGAAGACGGGGACGAGATCAACGCCCGCCACGCCCTCGAGTCCACGTGCTGGGTTAACGCCATGCAGGACCTTGACCAAGAACTTCGCGGCGTTGTCAAGTACGGGAGCAGCATAGTCAATTCGGGAGGCGACGCCTCAGAGGAGGAGGTGGAACTTGCCCTGAAGATGAGGGACAGGATCAGGGAAATAATATCATGTTACAATTTAAAATTTGATATATAATGACGCTAAAACAGTACGCTGATTTAATCAATCAGTTTGTAAAACAAAACCCCGACGCGTTAGAGTTTGATGTTATCTTCGCGTGCGATGACGAGGGGAATGATTTTGAATTGGTTCACCATGCCGTAAGCAAGGGATCTTTTAACGGAAGAGACTACAGCACAAGTAGCAAAAACCCTAACGCTGTATGTATTAATTAAAAAAACAGACGGATGAAAGATATAATATGCTGGTGGAGCGGTGGGATAACCTCCGCCGTTGCGTGTAAGATTGCGATCGACCTGTACGGCCAAGACAGCTGTAGGGTAATAATGATTGATACCCAGAACGAGCACCCAGACACTTACCGCTTCAAGAAGGACTGCGAGGCATGGTACGGTATAGAGATAGAGGTGATAACCGGGATTGGAGAAAAGTACGGGAACATATTTGATGTATGGAGAAAGCACAAGTCACTCAACACGGCGACGGGTGCCATATGCTCCACCAACCTGAAGCGACTTGTAAGGGAGAAGTGGGAGAAGGCTAACACGTTCAAGCATCAGGTGTTCGGCTTTGAGTTTGACAAGAAGGAGATGAACCGCGCACTGTCGATGACGATGAACCACGGCAAGAGGGTCAAGGCTATCTACCCTTTGATGTTCTACGCCTACGACAAGAAAGACTGTCTACGAATTATAGAAGAACACGGCATAGAGATCCCTGTCATGTACAAGCTAGGATTCCAGAACAACAACTGCTTCTCTACCGGATGTGTTCAGGGAGGTGTCGGCTACTGGCAGAAGATGAAGGTCGACTTCCCGGACAAGTTCAACGTGATGGCTGACCTAGAGCATGAGCTGACCGAACTTAAGGGTGAGCCTGTGACGATGCTGAAGGACCAGTCCAACGAGGCAAAAGAGAGAATGAAGACGGACGTCAAGGGTATCCTTGTCTTCCTCAAGCACAACCCTAAATATCCGAACAACAGGTGCTTGGATGATATGCCTATAAGAAAGGTAGAGCCGTTGTTTGAGTGCAACGGGATGTGCGGAATAAACGATCTATCCGAAAGAAATCAAACAGAACTAGATTTAAATTTTGAAGAATGACATACTACAACACACTAAACGAGTACGGAAACGAGCTGATAAACAGCATCAACAAGGCCGAGAAACAGGAGGCGGTGATCCTGTGCCTATTTAAAAATTTCCAAGAACTTCAACCTTCCCAGATCTACGTCGCCCTTAACCATTACTACCCCATCACCTCTGTCCGCCGCTCGCTCACAAACCTGACGAGCGAAGGGTATCTCATCAAGACTGAGAAGAAGAGCATGGGGTTGTATGGAAAGAACGAGCACGTCTGGAGGATCAAGGAATGAGGGTGTCCTTCCATGGCGAGTCGAAGGGCGGCAAGCTGATAATCTACAACAGGGCTGACATGCTCAGCTACATAAGGAACATTGGCGACACCGACCTGAAGGTCACCATACAGAAGAGGTCTAGGCGACGGTCCGGTAAGCAGAACAGCTACTACTGGGCTGTCGTCGTGCCTATCGTGTACGCGCGTCTGGTCGAGTATGGCTGGGACGTCACCGTCGAGGAGACCCACGACTTCTTGAAGGACAGGTTCTGTCGCCGCGAGTACGTGGTCCCAGAGACAGGGGAGGTGCTCAGTGTGATCAAGGAGACTAAGTCTTTGAGCACGGTAGAGTTCAACGACTACGTCGACCGTGTGATCCGTTTCGCTGCCGAGACGCTAGACGTTCAGGTCCCGTACCCTAACGAGCAGGTAGAACTTTTTTAACACACCTTGTGTTTAGCGCGTCGATTTGTTCTATACTTTTGCTACTCACACTTACGCCTATGTCCGACAAAGCGAGAATCTTGATTACTCATTACTTATGGTCTAACATCAGCGACGTTGAGGACGAGGCTTCAAGGCTTGGTATACCTGTGAATGACGATGATGTGGAGGAGGGATGGTACGCCATAGCCATTGACTTGGAGTGTATCGAGTCCGCAAAGTGTATCGAGTGTTTGATAGGTAAGAAGGAGAAGATGATAGCCCACATCACAACGATGACTGGGGCTGAGTACCTTATAGACGTAGAGTACGAGTCATTCATAAAAGCATGGTCAGTACAGAAGTATGGCGTTGATTCATTCATACTCGCCGATGGCGAAAAATAATAACACACATGGCAAAACAAAGATGGTTAGAGATCTTCACAAACGACCCGCGTCAAGAGGGCGAGGCTATCAGGGCTTATTCTAGAAGGCTATCTCCCAAGTACAACACGACTCCAGCAAACATTGCGAACAAGTACTACGAGAACGTGACCAAGAAAGGTCTCGACCGTGACCTAGCGCAGTACAAGACGGAGGACATCAAGACCGACAAGGTCGAGATGGGGGAGTTTGATTGGAGAGACGCTATCAAGCCGCTCAAAGAGTTCCAGAATATATTCAAGGCTCACAAGGGGTCTCAGGACTTTGCGAGCTGGGAGATTAAAACAAAAAAACCTATCTGCATCTTGGTGCTTGGCGACACGCACATGGGGTCTTGGGCTACCGACTATGACAAGCTAATCGCCATCACGGACGAGATCATAAACACACCAAATTTGTATGTGATCCTTGTCGGGGATTTGCTTCAAATGTCCATAAAACTACGCGGTGTGCTGGAAGTTTCCGACAACGCACTACCTCCATACTGGCAAATTCGTTTCTTAGAAAGTTGGTTGATGTCCGTAAAGCATAAAGTAATCTGTTCAACTTGGGACAACCACTCTGTGATGCGTGAGGAGAACGCTGTCGGTTACTCTACCTATGCAGAGATCTTCAAGCGCCACACCATCTACCATTCGGGTATTGGCCACGTTGACATAAAGGTGGGTAAAGAAATCTACAAGCTGGCTGTTGCCCATTTCTTTAGGGGCCGCACAATGCTTAACCCTGTACACGGGCAGATGCGCTACATGCGCTTTGAGGCTAACGACAGGGAGATCTGCGCGGCAGGTGATAGCCACGTTGCCGGTCTGATCAAGTACAAGGAGGGCGGCACCACCCGTGTGGCGTTGAACAGCGGTAGCTTGCAGAACAGCGGGTACGGCAAGAGGCTGTTCTCTCTGAAGCATCAGGACTACTTCCCCTGCTTCTCGCTAGACCCTAACAAGCACGAGATCACCCCGTACTGGTCTGTGGCTGAATGGCTGAATAAATGATCTTGCCTTCCTAATTAAACAAATAGCCCCTTTCTTTAAATAGATGGACCTGTTCTTTAAAGAGTTTGTTGTGGTAGCCCACAACCCGACATCCCGTCGCCTAACGCACGGGGTGTCTTACACTGTCAAGGCTGTGATGAACAGCCCGCACTACCTTGTCATTGATGACACGGGGGAGTTAAAACCTTACAACACAAATCAGTTCATATGACACCACAAGAGTTGCTAGACTACAGGTCTAGGTCACACAAGAAGCACATGGAGATCCGCGCCGCAATGGTCGCGCTGGAGCAGAAGTTCATAGAGGAGAACACCAAGTACAAGGTTGGCGACAGGTACTTATTAGAAACGCGCGTAGTAAGAAATAAAAAAGTCGACGTGTACGGCGAGGTTGTGGAGCTTAACGTGTGCTACGACCTGCACCCCGTGCCCACTATCCGGACGACAATCAACAAGGATGGCAAGTACCACAGGACGATCAGGCAGGAAGTTTAACACTTGTTGGCTTTTGTCGAGCCGAACATTGTATATATATTTGTGACGTTATTAGTCAGGTGGCGAAATGGTAAACGCAATGAATGCAATGCACATTATGGGTGAGAAACCCTGACTACAGGTTCGAATCCTGTCCTGACTACTAAGTTTTAACCATTGTTTCCTGTGGTAAAATAAGCTAGATATCGCTTTGACTAATTCCCACCTTGATAAACTTGGTGACGGCTCGGAAAGACGAGCGACATAGTGAGATGGCGGAACGGTAGACGCTAATGTGGTAAGATATACAGCCTTGAATCATTGATTAGGTTGCCTGCAAAGTGTATATCATACAGGTTCGAATCCTGTTCTCACTTCTAAGTTTTGATGTGTCGTGAGTTTATCATATATTTGCGACAGCATATTACATAAAGCTGAATTGTTCTAAGAGTAAGGAATTAGAACAGGGTAGCTAAATAAGGTGGTTAACCCCTCCCCAAACAACCCTAAGTCCCCGTATTCCTTACTACGGGGATTTTTTATTTTAATAATATGGCACAAGGAAACATACGCAAAAAGACCTACACAAATAATTTTGTGATAATATCAAATGATATAGCAAGGGATAATAAATTATCATGGGACGAGAAGGGGATGATCCTTTGCCTGATGAGTCACAGCGAGGACTGGAAACTGTACAAGTCAACGCTGCATAACTTTGCCCAGAACGGAAAGGATTCAACCCGTACTACTTTTGATAACCTTGTAAAGAAGGGATACATAAGAAGCGTTAGGGTTGTCGAGTCAGCCAATAAGTTTATTGGATGGGAGCACACGTTTGATGTGAACAGGTTTTCAGAAGAAGGATCCAACGTCGGGATAACCGATGTCGGGAATCCCCACATCGGGAACCCCCACACTAAGAATACTAACATACAAGAAAAAGAAGAAAAAGAAAAAGAAAACAAAGATCTCTCTCTTGATTTTTTGCAAACAAAAACTGAAAGTAAGAAAAGGCCTGTGTTTGTCATCCCAGAGTTTTCGGCGGTCGAGCTGTATGCAAAAGAGAACGGGTTCGACTCCGTCTTCGCCAAGGTGTTTTTCGACTACTATGACAGGTGTGGGTGGATAGACGCCGAGGGTAAGAAGGTGAAGAGCTGGAAGAACAAGATGCAGTCTTGGATCAGCCGTGAGCAGAACGATAAGTACCGACTCGACGCAAAGACAGGGTCTGTGAAGAAGGGTGCGCCCGGGGTGTTCTACGACCCGACTTCCGGAGTGTACTGGAAGGTATGGTCAAAGGACGGGCAGCGGTACGAGTGCTGGCAGCACGGGGAGTTTAAGACAGACGACAACATAAACAAGATACCATACAACGGATGATAACAATATTCTCAAACATCTTCGACAAGACGCCGCATTATGTAAGCGTCGATGTTGCTATAGACCGCATACGCAAGGGTAAGAGCGCCGAGCGAATAGCGGAGATCAGGACACAGATCGACAAGGACAGGGCAAACAACCTAAAGAAGAACCTGCCCAGTGTATGCTTCAGCGGCAAGTTCAACGAGCGTGTGGACAGCGGGCTGATCGAGCACAGCGGGTTTATCGTCCTAGACTTTGACGATGTGGAGGATGTCGACGACTTCAAGCGTAACCTGTTCACCACAGAGTATATCTACGCGTGCTGGGTAAGTCCCGGCGGTAACGGTGTCAAGGCGCTTGTACGCATAGCCGACGGGTCGAGGCACCGCGAACACTTCGACGCGCTGCGTGAGCTGTTCCCTACGGTGGACAGGTCTGGCGTCAACGTCAGCCGTGTATGCTACGAGTCTTACGACCCGGAGATTCTTGTAAGGGAAGACGCCAAGGTGTTCACTAAGCTGTTAAGCCAGACCAAGGTGAAGTCTGTTGAGGTGGTGACGGATTACACGGCGATATACCAGACTATCATCAAATGGCTTGCTAACCGCAACGACGCCTTCCGCACCGGAGAGAGGAACTCGTACATCTACAAGCTGGCGTCCGCGTGCTGCCGCTACGGCATCCCGGAGACCAACGCGGTGTACCTTATCGTTGGAAGCTACGCGATAAACAACTCCTCGTTCAGCGAGCAGGAGTGTGTGTCGGCTATTAAGAGCGCCTATAAATCGCCTCAAAACATTTTCGGTTCTGCTACTATGACCAACGGCGTGTTAGTGGATTCTAAGTCACGTGACGAGGTCGTGATCTCAAGGAGCGACGACTTCTATGACCCGAGCGTCAAGGCGAAGGATGTGTTATACGGAGAGGACGTGAAGGAGAGCGCCATGCAGATATACGACTCTGGCCGTGAGGCTGTCAAGCCTTGGGGTATACCGATGCTCGACAAGCACTTCAAGCGCAGGAAGAAGGAGATCACCCTGCTGTCCGGTATAGGTAACTACGGGAAGGGTCTGTGGTCAAAGTACCTGATGCTTCTTAGGTCTATCATGTTCAAGGAGAAGTGGGCGATATTTGCCCCGGAGGATAACCCTGCGGAGGAGTTCTACATCGACCTAGTGGAGATGCTGCTGGGTGCCAGCACCGACGTCGCTAACCCGAGCAGGCCGAGCAGGGCAAGGTACGAGTGGGCATACGACTGGGTATCGAAGCACTTCTTCTTCTTGGACCCCGTGTCGATCACCCCGACGCCCGACTATATCAAGGAAAAGTTCTTGGAGCTTATCATCAAGGAGAGCGTCGACGGTTGTGTGATAGACCCGTTCAATCAGATGGCAAATGATTATTCCAAGTCCGGCGGCAGGGACGACAAGTACCTCGAGACTTTCCTCAGCGACGTGCAGAGGTTTGCCCAGATCAACAACGTCTACATGGACATTGTAGCCCACCCCAAGGCGATGAGGAAGGAGGGCAGCCAGAACTACCCGATGCCCGGGGTGTTCGACCTTGCAGGAGGGGCGATGTGGAACAACAAGGTGGACAACATAATGATGTACCACCGGCCTAACCACCAAGAGGACCCGACAGACCCGACCGCCGAGGTGGCCTTCCTCAAGATTAAGAAGCAGAAAATTACCGGCACCAAGGGGACGATAACCATCGAGTACGACTTCAGGCAGAGGAGGTTCCTCTTCGGCGGGGTCGACGAGATGGGCAGGGCGGTCGAGATGTACCTGACGCCGACCCAGTCATCCATACCCATCCCAAAGCCCGAGTCGCAGAAGGTGGAGCTAGATGTAGAGAAGTATAGCATGAGACCAAACAATCAATTCTTAAAGACAGAAACAATTTACAAAGGAGATTATGAACAAGACGAGACCCCGACATCAGACAAGGCTCCATTCTGAGTACACGGTAAAGAGATGTATTGTGTGCGGCAATGACACGTTCTACCACGAGAGGATCACTAAGGTGTATAAGGGAGAGTTCGACTGCCTGTGCAAGAAGTGTAACAGCGATAGGCAGGCGTCATACGTTATGAAGAAGATGAAGATTGAGAGCGACCAGCTATATGGTTACGCGGACTTTGGCGTGTCTAACAAGCTGCTGGTAACGATAAGTTATTTTGTTGGAAACAATTATAAGACGTGCTCTTACATCATCTCTGGCAACGGCTCTTACTACATAGGTCACGACGATGTGTGGTCTGTGGTAACGGGATCATTCAGCACTAACTCCTTTGATATGAGCAGGCTAACCAATTACGAATACACGAGAATGGTTGACTATATACCGGAGCTTGTCATGGAAAGGAAGCTCAGACACTCTAAACTTTGCCAGTCAATAGTTGACGTGACAAGAATGTCATGCCCCGGAATAAGTACAATTTTTGTTAACGAGGCATGATATGTCAAACATTGTTTTAAGTTTGTAAAAAATAAATGTGATGGAAGATATAGGAACAGTAACAACCACCAGCAACGGATCGTTTGTAAAAGTAAAGTATACTTTGCTCTCGGTAAAGGACAACGAGCTGTCAAAGAAGAAGAATGCCAAGCTGTACGAGGATGTGGCGGACAGGATTATAAACATGCCGCTAAAGAACGAACAGTATAGTATGCAGATCGAGGCCATGGGCTACGAGATATCTGGCTTGCAGGATTCTCTCAGTAAAGAAAAGGACAGGGTAAAGCTAAGGGACTCGGTCATCCTTAAATGTGACGAGGACATGGAGATGATGCACAAGAGCCTGAAGTCATTTGTCGTGATGGTGTTGATAACCGAGATAGCTGTCGTGGTATTGTCTGCTATATCATTTTATTTCTTAACCAAATGAGACCAATAGGAAACATAATCATTGTGCGCCAGCTCCCACCAGAGGTGACGTCGACAGTTATAATTGCGCCAGAGCATATTATGTCCAAGCCTTATGCGGGCGAGGTTGTGTTTGCTGGCGACAAGGCAGAGTCAAGACCCGGCGACACGGTAGCCTTTGACAAGTGGGCATACATTAAAATTGAATACAACAGCGAGGAGCTACTGATGATTCAGGAAGAGAACGCGAGTGTAATATTTACAAACAATAATATATAATGAGACACGTAGAAAGAGCGCTAATTAAATTAAAAGAAAGCAATCCTGCTAATGGATATGATTCTTTTATTAGCATCCAAAACACCGATGATGTAAAGGGTGTTGCACCAATTGTAAGTTTTAAAATTCAAAGTGACCCGATTGGTGAGGTTGGAGTAAACGGTGTTCAGGCATTAGATCTGCTTGAATACACTAAATGTTTATTTCAAAGTCTAAACGATTCATTTCCTTGCCGTGAAAATGCTTTAACGATTACAAAGATTGAAGAGGCAATTCATTGGCAACACGCAAGAACAACGGACCGTCTGAACAGAAATGTTGAAGGTCAAAATAAACAATAACATAAAAACATCTTAAGATGGAATTTAAAGGAAAGGTTACTTTCATTGGTGGCGCGGACGTCATCTCTGAAAAACTTACAAAGAGAATCTTTGTAATTGAAATTCAAAACGGGCAGTACAAGGACAACCTAGCGTTCGAGCTTATCAACAACAAGGTTGATTTGGTTGATGGCGTGAGCGTTGGAGACACCGTGACTGTTGGAGCAAACATCAGCAGCCGCGAATGGAACGGCAAGTGGTTCACTCAGGCGTCAGCTTGGAAGATTGACGCGATGTCCCCTGCAGGCAAGCCAGTCCAATCAAATCAACTTGCTGAAAATCAATCAGATGACTTGCCCTTTTAGCATATGATGTGAAAAAACGCGTCTACCATTCTATAATGTGGATTGATAAACACGATGGCACGTCACGTTACGTGCACGTCGAGGACCTCAAGTCTCCAGAATATAGTGGTGGACGCTTTCTATTTTGTGAAATATCTTACGGTTACAACATGTATGAGCTGGTCTCTATAAGGGGGTTGAATTGAAAAAGTGCAAGGTGTGTAAGGAAAAGTTTACTCCACGCTTCAGCACGCTTCAGGCAACGTGCGAGAAACCCTCGTGCCTTATAGAGTACTCACAGAAAGTCAAGAAGAAGGAGTGGGCTGCGGAGAAGAAAGAGTGGAAGGAGAAGATAAAGCCAGCGTCAGAGTGGAGAAGAGAGCTTCAGGCTGTGTTCAACACATTCATACGCATGAGGGACAAGGGCACCGCGTGCATCAGCTGCGCCCGTCCGCTTGGTAACAAGTACGACGCCGGCCACTACTACAGTGTGGGTAGCTATCCAAACCTGAGATACCACGAGCACAACGTGCACGGCCAGTGCGTTTACTGTAACAGGGACAAGCACGGGAACCTTATAGCGTACCGCGAGGGTCTGATATCTAGGATAGGTCTGGACCGCCTCAATGAGCTTGACGCAAAGTCGAGCCTTCCCCTGAACATAACAATCCCCGAGATAAAGGAGATGATACAGCATTACAGGGCACGTATAAAGGAAATAAAAAAGATGTAACGGAAGCACCTATGGTGTACTTTTGCATTGGCAGCTTCGCTGTCTTACGTTCTTATATGTGTTTTGTGTTTTGTTTAAAGAGACCCTCCCTAACGTGGGAGGGTTTTTTTTATATCTTTGTCTCATGCAAATTACAAGACAACAGTTAGATCGCATGCTAATGCGGGAGGGTCGCGTACTTGTACGTTTCGAGGAGCTGACCAAGGAGAGCGTTAACCTATCAGGCAATGAAATCCTAGTAAAGACTATAGCCACCACGTCTATTGCGGAGATGTCCGCCCGTTGTGGTGAGGTAGTAAAGCTGTCAAACAAGACAGACATACCGTACCTGAACTACTCGTTCAAGTCCGAGCTTGAGGTGTCCCCCGGCGACAAGGTGTGGTGGAGCCAATCAGCAATAGGCAAGATACTAAAGAATAGAAACAGCGAGCTGGTTATGTTCGAGTGCGAGGGTCAGACCCTTATGGTGATTCCATACGCAGAGCTTCTGCTCAAGAAGTCTGGCGACACGTATGTGGGACTCAACGACAGGGTGATCGCAAAGAAGGTAATGCCAAAGCCTCACGCGTTCTTAGACCTCAGCTTTACCACCATGGGCGAGCCTATCAAGGACAAGTACGAGGTGGTGTACGTCCCATCATTCAATGGCAAGTACGACAACGGTCGCCATATCAACGAGTGCGCCCCGGGCGACAAGGTGATGGTCATGGGTAGCGGCAGGACTGTTGGAGAGTTAGAGGACAAGTACAACATGCAGCTTGATCAGGAGTACGTCTACTTCAGGTCAGCAGATATCACAGCAATACATGACTAAGAATTACGGAAACATAAGGTACCCGTTCCACAGGTTGGATGATTCCGAGAGTGTGGTCACCTCGTTCCCCGACCTTAACGCCGTGCCGATCTTTCACGCGACATCGCACCCGTTCATAGTGACCGAGGAGGACGACAGGGGCAAGCCTGTTAGGAGAACGATCAACGTTGACCTTGGCGGGCTTGACAACGAGTTCGTGATGAGGTACATTATACTGATGTACTCGGCAGGTAGTCCAGCGATAGAGAAGTACCCGCAGATAGGCAAGCGCAAGACGTGGGTTCTCGACGAGCTCGGCGTGCAGACCGACCAGTTCAACAAGTACGATAACAAATACCTTGACCTGTTGCTAAATCAGAACAGGCTAATATTAAGAAAGTTATCCACATTCCTCACCTTGCAGCAGCCCGCAGACTGGGCCATTATGCTCAAGAGTCAGGAGGATTTGCAGGAGGTTCTCGGCACCCCGATGCCAGACGACCCGCTGAAGCAGAGCCACCGAGTAAAGACGGTCGAGCTTCTCAGGCAGGCGATAAGCGAGTCACGAACGCGTATACTTGACGGCGAGACGTCCCGGCTTATAGAGTCTGATATCGACGAGTTCATGGCGTACACCTCGCTCGGCATCAGGCCAGAGGAGATCGTGATGATGAATATAAAATCAGTGCCGCCATCCCAAGCCAAGGCCGGGGTAGTGTTCCCAGAATCTAAGAGCTAATGTCACAGTACCACGATAAATATAAAAAGGAGCAGACCCATGTCATGTACAACGAGGACGACCCAGACCTCGGCGGAGAGAACGCTATCCGCGTTGATCTGCCCTCGGTAGAGTCGTTCTTTGGTAAGCCGTGGGACGAGGCGATAAAAGAAATTGACGGCTACGGGATGGCGCCAGAGGATCAGACCTTTGACTATTACCGAAACAATAAGTTCTTTGCATTGCCCGCCAAGCTCAAGGGTATAGAGGAGATTATCAGGAGGAAGAGAAACCTCAAGGCTAAGGACAAGCTGTTCCCGGAGGATTACTTCGACGAGGTGGAGTCCGACCCGCTATTCTATAAAGACGAGATAGATTTTATACGCACGACTAATAACAGGGCAAGGCGTGGTTACTGGTGCTTCATCAACGGCACGCCCACATACATCGACGGATGGCACTACACCTATTTGTGCTACACCCCAATCGACAACGACAACAGGAGGGACAGGCTTCCTGATTACCGTGACGTTGACCGCAGAATATTTATATTCTTTAGATGGGCTTACACCACCACTTGGTCCAAGTTTAAGTATGTACTCACCTACAGGAAAGGCACGAGTGTAAAACAAAAATATTTTAATAACAAGGCAACCGCCGCACAGTTTGTCCGTACCGAGGCGATAGACTCCTACATCTTAGATGATGAGGGCTACTATGTTGACATGGGTTACAGGACAGTGTTCGGCGTGGTCTTCCCTAAACGTCGACGTGTTGGGGCAACCTTTATGGGGTCGCATGTGGGCATGAGGATAGCCGTGGACAATTCGTTGGGAACGTTTGCGATACAGGCGCTGACCGAGGACACGGCTATCGAGGACGTGTACCAGAAGAAGATACTCGCGCCTTGGAGGCACTACCCATGGTTCTTGAAACCGTGCGCCTCTACCGCAGATACCAACGCCCTAGTGTTCACCAAGAAGGGAAGCGTGACGTTTTCCGGGGACACGGTGGAGCATGGCGGATGGATCAGGCCAAGGTCGTCAGCCAACAAGGCGTTCGACGGTAACAAGCTGCACGCCTACCTGAACGACGAGTCCGGAAAGAAACAGTCGGGTAATGTCTTCCACGAGTTCACCGACACCATAAGGAACTCACTCGCTCAGGGACAGAACATACACGGCTTTGCCCTGTACACGTCAACGTTCGGTGAGTTCGAGAGCGGCGGTGGTAAGGAATACTTTGAGCTGTGTGTGAAGTCTTATTCTCACAAGAGGAACGACAACGGGATCACAGCCTCTGGCTTGGTAACCTTGTTTGTGCCTGCATACGACGGGTACGACGGAAGGGTAGACATGTACGGCATGTCCGTGATAGAGGATCCTGAGAAGCCTTACATAAACTTAGAGGGTCAGCTTATTGATGAGGGCGCAAAGTCCACGCTCAAGAAGACCCGCGCGTACTACGAGGAGATAAAGGACTGGAACTCTCTGAACAACGAGATAAGGAACAACCCGTGGAACCTGAGGGAGGCTGGACGAAAGGCTAACCGATCGAACTACTGGGACATGGGGGTGCTGAAGGGAAGGATCAGCGCCTTGAAGTTTGGTGACAAGAGGACGGTTAGCGTGAACTTGGAGTGGGTGAACGGCCCGTGGTCGTCTGTTAGGATAGTGGACGGCACGCCAGCTAAACCCGGCAAGTGGATAATAAGCCTGCGCCCTATACCGGAGATGACAAACAAGTACATGTACGACGACCGTAACCAGACTTATAGGCCAAGCCCTGATGTGGTGGGCAGGTATGTACTCGGGTGTGACCCGTTCAGCTACGACACCAAGGACGTCAGCGGGAAGAAGAAGTCTAACGGTGGTGGAGGCATGTACATGCGTAACGACCCGCTGGTGGACGGCAGCGACAAGGACCCGCTGGAGCACGTGACCGGAGACTTTGTCATGACCTACAACAACCGTGTGGATACTACGGATGAGTACTGCGAGGACATGCTACTTGCTGCGGTGTACTGCGGCGCGATGGTGAACACCGAGCGTAACGTCTCGCACGTTATAAAGTATTTCAGGGATCACCACGCGGAGGGCTACCTCATGCACATGATCGACCCGACCACCGGAAAGATCGACCCGATCCCGGGTGTGAGGACCGGGCCAGCTGTGCAAGAAAAGATATTTGCCAAGTTCGGTGACTACGTGAAGAACACGGGTCACAGGGCAAGGCACATAGAGCTGCTCGAGGAGATCGAGAGTGCACAGAGCTTTAGCGACATGACAGACCTCGACGTCTTTGCTGCTTGCGGCATGGCACTGCTCGGGGCTGAGAGCGCTTACCCGGATATGATAAAAAAAGATAACACGTCATCAGACTTCTCCGGATTTATAGAGATGTATGACTAACATTGTATATATTTGTAGACACAAAATTTTTTTAAATGAAACAAACTCACGTAAGAATTAAGGACGCAAAGAATGGATTCCGAGTGTCTGTCATCGCAAAGAATGGGGAGATGCTTATGCAGTCCGAGGTTCTGGAAACAATTAGCGCCGTAGTCAAGAACATGAACGCGGTGTTCAATAGCAAGGTGACTGTAAAGAACAGCACAAAGAGACTCGCGTATGTAATGTTTGACTTTCCTATTGTATACAAGGGAAAGAACGAGTCTATGCACAAGCTGATTAGTAAGGCCACGGCCTTAAATAAGAGCTATACAGGCTAAAGATAACAAGAACCCCTCCGCCGTGAGGGGTTTTTGTTTTAGCTGTCGTTAAGAAAATTAACTAATTTTGTATCTTTATACCAATTTATAGTAATTTTGCCGTAATAGTACATACATGATACCTACTGGAAAGATTTCACCGTTCCCATCAGACTCAATTTCGCCCGATAAAAAGAAGGACATGGCATGGGGTGTGTCAGCAGCTCAGGCTATATATGGTCGCTGGTATTCGGCGCCTATACCTTACGGTTCTGGTGGTACAGTGTACGGTAACCTTGGCTATTTTAATATGCTCAAGAGTTACTCAGAGGGCAGGCAGAGTACATTAAAGTATAAGAAGATATACAGGGGAGAGATCTCTAAACCGAACTCCGCAGGGACAGACGGGTACAACGAGAATACAAGAAAGGGTTACAACAACATAGGCTTTGACCAGAACAGCATCGTGAGCAGCGCCCCGCTATTGATTAGCGTAATAAAGGGCTTGCTCACGCAGAGTGATTACAAGGTCGTCGTGTCTTCCACATCCAAGTCAGATAAGTATCTTAAAGAAAAGATCAAGTGGAAAATGTACATAGACGCCAAGGTCACCAACCCGCTTAAGCAAGAGCTTGGTATACCATACAAGACCCCAGACTGGGAGCCACAGAGCAAGTCAGAGATGGAGCTGTATGAGAAGTATCACGGCATACGCCTGCCTATAGAGGTGGGGCTGTCGATGATCGCGGAGCACGGCTTTGATATCAGCGACTGGAACAAGGTGCGCGACAAGATGATCGACTCTGCGTTGCAGACGTCATTCATATGTGGAAGAATATACGTAAACAATACAGGCGCCGTTGGCGTCAAGTATATAAACCCTGCCATGTACATCACGGTGTGGGACGACGACAACCCCGAGGCTGAGCCTCCATTTGCGGGCTACATAAAGCGCGTCCCTATACACGAGCTTAAGGACAAGTTGCCGGGTCTATCAGACAAGGAGCTTGAAGGTTTGGCTAGGATGTACAGCACATCAAATAATATTAGCGACCCTACAAACTACGCGTGGACATCAAAGGATCCTGTGACACAGAGGTACACATGGTACGACTTCCTTGTAGACGTGCTGGACTTTGAGTACAAGACCGACGACTTTAACTTGTATGTTGGTAGAAAGACCGGAAACGGAAACTACGTATACAAGAAAGAGGACCGCGTGAAGACAAAGTACGCGGACGGTAGAGAGAGAAAGACAGACAAGGTATATCAGCAGAATATATACGAGGGGTGCTGGGTTGTTGGTTCTAGTTATGTGTACGACTACGGTCTACAGAAGAACATGATCAAGAACGGCGACGGCAGCTGCGCCCTGTCATACTTCAGCGAGCGTATCGCGGGCAAGTCTGTGGTCGAGAGATGGCAGAGTCTTCTTGACGACCAGCAGATAGCCACCCTAAAATTAAGGGCGGCAATACTTGCGGCAGCGCCGAAGGGTATGGCCATAGATGTGGGACTACTTGCTAATATGGACTTAGGTCTTGGTAAGATCAGCGCCCTTGAGATTGCGCGTATCCGCCGCGAGACGGGTAACCAGTTCTACGCTACAAGGCTAGAGCTTGGTCAGAAGTTTAGCGGGGCTAACGCCATGGTGGAGTTGGAGAACGGTGTCGGCAGACAGCTCGACGAGTGGATAAACTACCAGATGTTTGTAGAGAGTCAGATGAAGAGGATCGCCGGCATAACAGACACGGCTTCCGCGTCACCTAACGCGTCACCAGAGAAGCTGGTGGGTGTTGGTCAGATGGAACTTGACAGCACAAACAACGCGCTATATAATATAAGACAGGCTATCATCCGTATCAAGGAGAAGGCTGCACGCAAGATTATTCAGAAGGCACGCGTCAACATCGCGGCGGACAAGAAGTGCGCCGACTACTACGAGGGCTACTTGGGTACGGTATATTTTTCAGCTGTTAACGGCTTGAAGGATTTGACACTCAACGAGTGCGGGATTAAGCTAAAGGCTACCACGACAGCTCAGCGCAAGGCTTACATTATGGGGCTTATTGAGCAGAGCTTGGCTGCTGGAAGGAACGGTATGAAGGGTATCAACACCGCAGACGCGTTGTATGTTGAGAAAACTTTAGAGGACGGGAACGACGAGCTTGCCGCTTGGTATCTGGCGCTTGCAGAGCAGAGAGCCGACGAAAAGAATCAGGAGAATCAGGAGAGAATGTCCGCAATAAATGCGGAGAATAATATGAAGGCGGCACAGGCAGCTGAGCAGGCTAGGGTTCAAGGCGAGCAGATGCTCACCGAGATGAGAATGAACGAGAAGAGTAAGGAGATTGCAGACAAACTCCAAGCTAAGCTCGCAGAGATTGAGGCGCAGAAGAACGCCGACTTGGAGACCATGACCTTAGAGGGAAGGCTACAGGCGGCACAGGGAAGGGAGATTACAGGTAAAATATAAAACAAACAATAAGACATGAACACACAAGTACCAGCAGAGTTTGCGATGAGCTACAGCTCTAGCAACCCTAACGCGAGCGCGGATGATATGGCGGCGGCATACGCGTCACAGAATCCTGCGCCGGCGGCAGAGCCTACACCAGAGCATATACCAGCGGCTGAGCCAGCACCGGCGGGAGACATTGCGCCAGCAGCTGACTTAACGCCACAGGGATTTGACTTCTCGAGATTTGGTTTGTCTGGCGAGGATGACCTCCAGAATAAGCTGAACAGGTTCACCGAGCTTGAGAGTATTGCGAGCCAGTACAACCAAGTTCAGGAAGAGATGAAGGTGTTGAACATGGTGAAGGACCCGTTCGCTAACGAGTCTATCAGACAGATCAATAACTTCAGTAAGGCTACAGGTATCAATGACTTGAACCTTGCGACCACGGTAATCAACACGACCGACGATGACCTGACCAAGGATCCTGTGAAGGCTATCGCTATCGAGATGCTACTAAGCAACCCGAAGCTGGCATCTGTTGGACTTGACGAGTTGATGGAGGGTGTTGCCCAGAAGTACAACATCGACCTGTCGTATGTGAACGAGGACACGAAATACCCTGCCCTTTTAAAGATAGAGGCGACCAACGCGTTGGACGCTATCACAAAAAAGAGAGAGCAGTATGTATCGAATGATAATTATTTTGTAAATTTGCAACAACAAGCTAAGGCTCAAGAGCAAGATTATGCGGTGCGTCAGGCGAAGTGGGACTCTTTAGTTCCGTCAATAGGCACACCTATCAAGGCGATCAGCAAGGCTGTTGACACAGGTATTGAAGGAGTAGGCGCTGTCCAAGTTAATATCGCGGTTAGCGATGCAGAGGTCGGGGCTGAACTTAAAAACCTGATGGCGGTAGGAATATTCAACTATGCCAACCCGGATGATGAAGGGGTGGCGGCTGTACGACAAGCGGTGGAGACCAATTTGCGGTTGGCAAAGATGGACGACATAATCCGCGAATCTATCAAGGCGGCTGAGGGCAAGATAAGAGAACAAATCGTGCGAGAACAGCACAATCTCGGCCCGATAACAAATGGAAGAGTGACACCACCAAGTCAACAGGGTAAGGTGATTAGCCCAGCAGAACAAGCTATGGAGAGCTGGAAGCAGAATAGATAACCCAACCAATAATTAAAATTTAAAAAAATGGCATTAGAATATTCACCGAACTCGGTGGCCCCTAACACCTCTGGCTATCAGCAGTCGAGCATCCTTGCGGTGTCTGACTTTGTACGTCCAGACTTTCAAACAAAACTATTCAAGCAGTACGGTCAGTTCATGGACGACTTGTTGCTCTTGAAGCGTATGCAAGCTACACGTCCTATCCGTAACGCATCGGGCGGTTTCCACTTCGAGGAGAGCTTCTACGACACTTACATCCAAGTTAAGGCTGACGCTGGTTCAACTGGAGGAACTCTTGAGTTCACAATTGCTGACGCTCAGATTGAGACCGTTGGATCTACACGCACAGTGTACGTGACAGAGGGTGACCTTATCATGGACATGGCTACAAACACACGTGGTCAAGTAATAACTGTAGACATCCCATCATCTGGTGATGTTACTGTTACAGCAAAGTCTTTGACAGGAACAAGCTGGACTGTACCTACAGGAGGCAAGCAGTACGCTATCTACTCAAACGCTTACAACGAGAACAGTGGACAGCCAAACGCAAAGTCTAGCTCATGGGACAAGTTCTCATTCAAGCTACAGACGTTGAAGACTTCTGCACTTATCACAGGTAACGCGGCAATCGACCAACTATTCCCTGAGACTGACGAGAACGGAAACTTCGTAGGTAACTGGGGTGGTGTTCAGCGCACGCAGGCTGAGTTCCGTCACCTTAAGTCGACTATCGGTCAGCTTATCTTAGGTATTGAGTCTGATCAGTCATCGTTGTCACAGACAACTCACGGTATGATGGATCGTTTCTCTACATTGGCAAACGGTGTAAACGTTGACACTACAGGTGCAGGTGTTGGTATTGAGGACTTGAACGCGTTGATCGACGCATTGAAGCCTAACAACCCTGACAACAACTTTATGGGCTGGTTGTGTCGCGGTATCAACCGTCCACTTCAGGCTGCGTTGGCTACAGAGTTCCAGAACGCTAACATCTCTGCGGTTCGTCGTCAGTCAGCTGAGATGATCTTCGGAGCAGCTGAGAACGTTGAGAGCATGTACGCAACATTCGACTTCGAGTGCGTGGTAAAAGAAGGTATGGTGTTCAACCTTCGTTCATTTGACTTGTCTTATGACCCACAAGTGTTCGGTGTTGGTGGTGTGTCTGGCAACTTGTTTGCTAACACAGCATACTTCATGCCTTCAGGTACAGGTGTAGACGCTCAGGGTATGACCCGCCGTCACATGGAGCTTGCTTACGGCGTGAACGGTGACAACGGTCAGGATCGTATGTTGAAGATTTGGGAGACTGGAGCTAACGCGCCTGTTCCAACGAACGACATCGACAACCGATTGACTCACTACTTGACTCATTTCGGTCTTGACTTCTTCTCATTGAAGCAGTGCGGTTACATGTACGACAGTTCATTGTAATCCTAGTACAGGAATCATATATAAAAAGGGTAGCCAAGGCTACCTTTTTTGTTTTATATTTGTCTCATAAATTAAATACAACATGTTATATATTGACGGAAAAAGACAGACCGACTTTTCTAAAGAGTTGGAAATTTTAAAGGGCATCTTCCCGAACTCATTTACCGGAAAGAAGAAAGCTCCAGTCATCATCAACTTGAACAGTACTGGTCTTAAATCAATCACCACGTT